CTGGAGCAGGACGGGTGCCCGCTCGTCAAGGTGCCCCAGACCTTCGCGGGGCTGTCGGCAGCGACCAAAAGCCTGGAAAAGCACGTCCTCTCGCGGACCCTGCGGCACGCCGGCCACCCGGTCCTGCGGTGGAATGTCGGGAATGTGTCGGTCGAAACCGACCCGGCGGGGAACCTGAAGCCCTCGAAGAAGGCCTCGACGGAACGGATTGACGGCGTCGTCGCGCTCATTCAGGCGATCGACGCGATGGAACGGAACGTCCAGGCCCCCGAGTATGCGGTGATGGTCATCGGATGAAGCCGCGCGGCCGGCCGCGAATCGACGCTGAGGATCCCACGGTCCAGACGTCCCTGCGGCTGCCGTCGAAGCAGTTTGACGCGAGCCAGAAACAAGCGCGCGCCGAGCGAATGACGATGGCCGACTGGATCCGCAAGATGCTCGCCCACGGCATTTCGCATCCCAAAAATAGGGACTAGGGTCCGCCGCATGCGACAGTGCGGGCCTCCGTGGACCGCGCCTATAGCCTGCTCGAAATTAAGTCCGTCGCGGCGGCCGGCCGCCGCTTTAGCGGGATTGCGTCCACGCCCGAACTCGATCGCCAGGGCGACAGCCTCGACCCGGCCGGCGCCACCTTCGCCGCAACCATTCCGCTGCTGTTCCACCACGACGCCAAGTCCCCGATCGGCCGCGTGACGCTGACCCGCACGCCGCAGGGCATCGCCTTCGACGCCGAACCTCCGGAGATCGACGAGCCCGGCCCGCTCAAGGCGCGCGTCGATGAGGCGTGGCAGTCCATCAAGGCCGGCCTGATCTCGGGCGTCTCGATTGGTCACCGCATCCTGGCCGGCGGCGTCGAAGTCCTCCGCGACGGCACGCGCCGCCTCACGAAGACCGAAATCTGTGAACTCTCCCTGGTCACTATTCCCGCGAATGCGAGCGCCAGTATTCGCCTTGTGAAATCCCTGGCGCAGGAGTCTGCCATGCCCAATCCGACGATCACCGAACGCATTCAGGGTCTCGAGTCCAAGCGGGCGATCGTCGCTCAGAGCATGCTGAGCGCGATGGAAAAAGGCGACCTCACGGAGAGCGAGAAGGCGCAGCATGACGGCTGGAGTCTCGAAGCCAAAGACCTTGAGGATCAGATCGGGCGCTGGCGGGAGACCGAGAAGCAACTGATTGCGACGGCGACCGCGGTCCCGTCCTACACGCCCCGCATGGTCTCGCCCTATGCGTCGGTCTCGGTGAAATCCAACCTCCCGGCCGGGACGTCGTTCGTGCGCTATGTGTGCGCGCAGTTGGCGGCCAAGTCGCTCGGCTGCAGCGCCTGGGAATATGCCGGTCGCTGGAATGACAGCACGCCGGAAGTGCAACTCGCGCTCAAGGCCGCCGTCGCCGCCGGCACCGCGACCGATGCGACGTGGGCCGGGCCGCTCGTGCAACCCAACATCTCGAAGGACATGGTGGAGCTCCTGCGCGCGGCGACCATCGTCGACAAGATTCCGGGGCTGTATACCGTCCCGTTCAATACGAAATTCCCGCAGCAGACCGGCGGCGGCACCTACAACTGGGTGGGGGAGACCAAGCCCAAGCCCGTGTCGGCGCTCGCGTTCGCGAGTATCACCCTCGACTGGAGCAAGGTCGCCGGGATCATCGTCCTCACCCAGGAGTTGATCAAGCTCTCCAGCCCGAAGGCCGAAGAGGTCGTGCGTCGCGAAATGGTCGCCGGCATCGCGCGCTTCATCGACGCGCAGTTCATCAACCCGGCCGTCGCCGCCGTCGCCGGCGTCAACCCGGCGTCGATCACCAATGGCGCGCCGACCGCCGCCGCGACCGCGAACCCCTTCGCCGACATCCTCTCGCTCATCTCCCACTTCACGACCAACAACATCCCGGTGGACGGCGTGACGTTCATCCTGTCGCCGGCCAACGCGCTCGCGCTGTCGTTCAAGACCTACACCGACGGCACGCCGCAATTCCCGGGGATCGGGATCAATGGCGGGACGTGGAAGGGCATGAACTTCATCGTGAGCAACGCCGTGACGACGAGCGTCATCGCGCTGCAGCCGTCGCTCATCGCCTACGCCGACGACGGCGGCGTGACGATCGATGCGTCGAGCGAAGCGTCGCTGCAGATGGACAGCGCGCCCATGTCGCCGGTCGATGCGACCACGGTGTACGTGTCGATGTTCCAGGCCAACTGCGTCGCGATGCGCGCGGAACGGTTTGTCAACTGGAAGAAGATCAACGCGAACGCGGTGAAGTATCTGACGGCGGCGGCCTGGCCGGCCCCGACCGGCGCGGTGATGCAGGACGCGTCGGCGGGCGAGTAAGCCCGTGGGCGTGTTCGCGCGAGTCACGGCGCGCGTGACGGCGCTCTTGAGTGTCGCGCGCAGCCCGGGGGGCTGGTCGCCGATCGTGCGCGAGCCCTATACCGGCGCGTGGCAGAACAATGAGTCGCTGACGACCGAGAACGCGCTCGCCAATCCGAGCGTGTTCGGGGTCGTCTCGCGCATCGCCCAGGACATCGCCAAGATCGCGCCCCCGCTGCTCCTCGAACTGGACGACAACGGGTTCTGGTTCGAGACCACGAACTCCGCGTATACGCCGGTGCTCCGGCGCCCCAATCGCTACCAGACCCCGCAGCAGTTTTACGAGCAGTGGATGCTCAGTAAGTTGGTGAGCGGGAATACCTACGTCCTGAAAGAGCGCGACGAGCGCGGCGTCGTGAAGACGCTGATGATCCTTGACCCGGCGCGCGTGAAACCGCTCGTCGCTCCCGACGGAAGTGTCTATTACGAGCTCCAGTCCAACGAGCTCGCCGGCCTCCAGCAGGAGAGCGCGCCGATCGTCGTGGGCGCGTCGGACCTGATTCACGATCGGTGGAATTGTCTCTACCATCCGCTCGTCGGGATCTCGCCGCTCTACGCGATCGGCGGCGCCGTGTCGCAGGCCCAGGCGATCCAGTCGAGCAGCACGACGTTCTTCGCGAAAGGCGGCCGGCCCGCCGGCATGTTGGTCGCGCCGACGAAACTCGACCCGGCCTCGGCCGAACGCATCAAGGCCACGCTCCAGAATTTCAAGACCGGCGAGATCATGCTCACCGACCAGGGCATGACCTATTCCGATATTGGCGGATCCGCGGTCGACTCGGAACTGATCGCGCAACTCGGGTGGACCGAGGAAAAAATCTGCGAAGTGTTCGGGATGCCGATCAGCATCCTGAACAGCAACAAGCAACCGCCGTATGCGAACGCCGAAGCGTCGCAACTGCAATACAAGTCGCAGTGTCTCGAACCGCATCTCGCGAGCATTGCCGCGACGCTGGGCGAGGGCCTCGAGCTCCCGCTCTATCTGTCGCTCGAATTTGACGACACGCTCCTGATCTGGATGGATACCGCGACGCGCACGACCGCCGCCAAGACGGCGATCGCCGCCGGCATGTCGGTCAACGAGGTGCGCGATACGTATTACGGCCTCGGTCCCGTGCCCGGTGGCGAGGTGCCGTACCTGCAGCAGCAGTACTACCCGATCAACGAACTCGCGGATCGCGCGCCGACGACGACCCCGGTGGCTGCCCCGCTCCCGCCCGCCGACGCCGCGCAGCCCGAGGCGGTGACACCGTGACGCTGGAATTTTCTGGCATCACGCTGCCGCCGCTGTGGACGGTCGCGCAGGCGAAAGCGCATCTGCATCTGACCGACGCGGCGTACGACGCCGACGTCCAGCAGAAGCTCGACGCCGCGCAGGATGAGATCATCCGGTACCTCAACGCCGGCGCCGACCCGGCGTGGACATCGGCGACGGCACCGCCCGGTGTGAAGCACTCGATCCTCTTGCTCTGTGCGTACTACTACGCGGAGCGGGGCGACGGGAACACGCCGGACCCCTGGCCAGCGATTCACCAGAACTGCGCCGTCTATCGCGACCCGACGGTGGCCTGATAGGGATGATAGGGATGATAGGGACCTATCAGCAGATCGTGACGCTCGACGAGACCGACGGCGCCGGCGGCGTCCGGCCGCTCACGCCGCCGACGTGGTACTGCGCGCCGATCGCCGAGGGCGGCGGCCTGCTCACGCTGGTCGGGCACTATCACGCCGGCATCACCACGGCCGCGCGCGTCCACTTCCACGGCCGGACGTTTCACGTCGACGGCGTCCTCCATCGCAACGCCAAAGCGTTCCAGACCCAGATCACCTGTAAAGAAGTCTTCGAGTAATGGCGAAGCTCGCCGCGGTCAAGTGGGACGGGATGGACACGTTCAAACAGGAACTGCAACTACTTACGAGCGATCTCGTCCGCGAGGCCGAGGACATTCTCGTGACGTCGGCCCACGAGGCGGCCGACGCGGTGCGGGCGGCGTATCCGGTCCGCGAAGGTGGTCTCGTGCGCGGCGTGACGGTCGAACCGTCCCGCGGGCGGACGCTGGCCGGCGCCAAGGTCAAGAACCTCGCCCCCCATGCCGCGATTTACGAGGACGGCACGACGACGCGCGCGACCACGCAGGGGTACAACCGCGGCCGGATGCAGGGCACGCCGACCTTCCGGCCGATCACCCGCCGCTATCAGGACCAAGCCATTACGGCGGTCATCGATCGGATCCACGCGCACGGGGCGGCCGCCGTCTCGGGCGACCCCACCACCGACTAAGGAGAAACACACATGGCGATCAAGACCGGCAAATTTGGCAAGGTCAGTTGGGATCCGACGGGCGGGACGACGCTGGTCGAGATCATCTCGTTGAACGGCTGGACGCTCTCGGAAGAAACCGAGATGGAAGATGTCACCTGTTTCGGCGACACGAACAAGGTCTACGTGCCCGGCATGAAAGACCTGAAGGGCGACGTGAGTGGCTTCTGGAATAGCGCCGACCTCGCGCTGTGGAAGGCGGCCGACGCGGGCACGCCCGGCACGCTGAGCCTTGTCGTCAACAACACCGAGCCCGGGTTTAAGTGGCAGGGCCTCGCCTACATGAACGCGTCGATCGATGCGTCGCTCGCGGCCCCGACGGTCAAGGGCACCTGGGCGGCGGCGGCCTCGTGGACCGTGCCCGGCCAGATCCTCGCGACCGGCGCGACCGCCGGCCTCCCCGGCACGTTCACGCCGGCCGGCGCGACCCCGCCGGCCAATCTCGCCGCGATGACCGGGATCGTCGCGTCGCCCGCGACCAACTGGACGATCGGCCAGCACGTCGAGATGGGCAACGGCAGTGACTGCAACTGGAACGGCACGGCCTGGGTCGCCGGGATCCATCCGTAATGTTTGAGGAGTTGGAGGCGCACGGCGGCGAGGCGACGATCTCGTGGGCGTGGCACACCGCCGCCGTGTGCCGCACCTGGCGGATCCACAAATCGAAAAAGAGCGGGTGGTCGCTGGTCGCGACGGTCACGCGCGTCGATCCATTCAAGCTGCAGCAGCGTCCGCTGCTCTTTAATGTGCCGCGTAAAGGCGGGTACTGGTGCTGGCCGGTGAAGGCCGTGACGGTGATGGGCCAGCAGATCACCGCGGCCCTCGGGCCGATGGAGGCGTGATGAGTCGCTGTCGTGTCGTCGCCCCCGACGTCGTCCGCTTGCCGCTCTCCGACGGGGATTTCCTCGACGTCAAGAAAACCCTGAACGCGGGGGAGTATCGCAAGATGATCTACGACCAGTACAAGGACGCGCCCCCCGGGGAGAAGATCACCCTCGAACTCCGCAAGGTCGAAATGGTGAAGCTCCTAGCCTACATTGTCGGCTGGTCCTTCGTCGGGTTCGACGGCCAGCCGCTGCCGTATCGCCCCGACGAGCCCGACGATATCCGGGCCGCGACGATTGACAGTCTCGACCAGGACACCTACCGCGAACTGAACCAGGCGGTCGACGCGCACGAGGCGCGGGACGCGGCGGCGCGCGAGGCGCAAAAAAAAACCCGCACTACCGAGCCTTCATTGTCAGTGACCTCATGATTGCCGCACGGTTGCACTGGAAGTACGACTGGGTCGCAGAGCTCCCGCGCGACGTGTACCAGATCCTCGTCGAGGAACTCCAGAAGGACGCGTAGACATACATGGCGATTACCGCGATCTTCGAGGCGGATTTTGCGTCGTTCAACGACGCCGTGATGGGCGCCATCTCGCACCTCGGGCTGTTGGGCGATACCGGAACCTTGGTCGTGCGCGAGATCGCCCAGGTGGTGGATGCCACGATTCAATGGGGCAGCCAAACGCAACGGATGTCCGAGCAGATGGGCATCGCGGCCGGAGATGTCCAGCGACTGCAATACGTCGCGGGGCAGACCGGCGTCAGCATGGGCACGCTGACGACCGCCACCCAGAACGTGACGACCGCCGTCGGGACGCGCAGTGAGGGGCTCGTGAAGGCGTTGAAGGATCTCGGCATCGCGTGGGAGACCTTCGCCGAGGCCGATCCGTATCAGCGGATGGTGATGCTCGCGACCGGCATCGCGGCGATCGAGGACCCGACGAAGCGCGCGACCGTGGCGTCGGAAGCCCTCGGCAAGAACTGGCGCGAACTCCTGCCGGCGATGATCGCAGACATGCAGAAGCTCGGCACCGAGGCGCCGGTCGCGTCCGACGCGACGGTGCAGAGCCTGAACGACATCGATGCGGCGCTTGACCGCGCGAGCCGGCACGCGAAGGTCTGGGCCGCCGAAACGGTCGTCGCCATCGAGAAGGTCGCCGCGGCGGGAAAGAAAGCCATGTCGATGCAGACCGAGCAGAAGGTCGACGTCTCGGGCCTCATCGCCGACAACCTCACGCCGGCGGATATGGCGGCGGGCATCAAGGCACCCCCGAAACCGGCCGGCGCTGAGCCCCTCAAGGAGATCACGCTCTCGGCGACTGAACTCAAGCTCGCGATCATCGACCTTGATCGCGAACTCGACAAGTCGGTCATCGCGAACAAGGCCGCGGCGGAGGCCCAGAAGAAGCACGCGGACGCGATCAAAGAGGCCGCCCAGGCCATGGAGAAAGAGCAGAACCGCGCGATCACGATCATGGAGGGGAAGGTCGCCGAGATTATCAAGGCCTGGGACGGCTATGGCGTGGCCGTCGGCGCCGCCTCGCACGACACCACGGAGCGACAGATCGCCGACGTCTACCGCCACGCCGACGCGCAGATCGCCGCGATGGAGAAAGCCAA